CCCCCTGTTCTTGGCGATACTCTAAATCCAAAATCATTGACCAGGACAGAGAGCAAATAACTTGTGCCCGAACCTAAGCAGGCTAGGCAAAAAGCATTCCCGAGAGAATACTCGAATGTAAATAGTTCCGTAAAACCATTAATGCAAAAAAGAAATAAAGACACCCACCAGCCCATACATAAAGGACAGTGCCACAAGGTGTTCCACTTCTTTGTATAATCTTTAACAGGCCTTATATCTTCAAATATTTTACCATATACAATGATAAATGTCATGCCATAAGCTGTTAAGATGAAATGTAACGTATCCACGCATACCTCTTTCTGTTTAATGTATACACTGGGTTCTCATGGTTCGCATAAGCCTCTTTCTCAAAAGGAATATTCATATACGCTTCGTCACCCTTTTGGCCTCTCAATAAATTATAAGCCCACCATCCAAGGTACAAAACAATAAACCCGACAAAAGCTAATTCAAGATATTGTTGATAGTGTATTGTTTCATGTCTCTTTGTGACCTCAGACATTTCGTTTCTAGAAATAACAATAGGCCCAAGAGTTATCGCTCCAATATCAATTGGGGCAATGTAAGATAGCCAAACAGGAATCTTGCTGTTCTCGATAAACCACGGTTTCCAAAGTTTCATTAGTAAGTGTACCTTCCATATAGATAAGGTGCAAAAATACTATTTTGATTTATTGATCCTTTTCTCTCTTCGGCAGGTACCTCACCAAGTTCAGTTGACTCTTCATTGCTTGGCTCCATGAGAGCATCATCTTGCAATTCATCATAGGCTGTAGTGCCTGAAATGTATGGCTGCTCTGTCTTAAACCATTCCGACAAGGAATATAGAGTGGCCTTAATTGGATGAACTGTATCCGAATCTAATATTTTTCCTTCCATTGAGCCATATACGTTTCCGCCCTGGATTGATTCAAAGTCTAATATACCATTGATTCTCAAATACTCAAGCATTCTAGACTCTGCACCGTATGCAACATCAGACATCAAATCTTTTGGAAAAGCGATAATTTTTTTCTCTTTTTGTTTGATGACAATATCAATATCTTTGTGTTCTAGGATCATCAAATCTCCATTTATTGCAGATCTAATGTTTAGTTCAAAAGTTATTTCCTCTTTGGTATCTTGTACCAAATCTATTTTGATGCCATCATCCTGTGGTTCTAATCCTAAAACATCAATATTAATCGACATCTCTCGATACCTCCGAAATTAAGTCTTGAATATAAAAAATTTCCTCCACAATCTTTTGATCTATTGGAGTTTGTGCATAGCTATCAAGCTTTAACGCAACTTTTTTAAAATTTTCAATATTGGCACTATCGGTGCTCTCTACAATTACGGAGTTCACGGCGTTCTTGAGACGACCAATCTCTTCATTTAGATAAGACTTCAAACCAAGTCCATTATCAGAAAAAGAAACAATATAGTTGGTCAATAAGTCCTTTTGTTCTTTTCTCAATGTTCTTTCATATGTTTCATTGAACTTGTTTACAAATGTTTTATAAGTCAGATTATCAATATGTTGTAAGTTCTCCATAGACTTGGTATCTGTATTCAGCATCTTGATTAAGTTTTCCTCAAGCATGATTCTTTTCTTGGCATTCAATTTTGTATCTTGAAAAAATAAACCAACTGTTGCAAGGTCTTTATAGTTTGGAATAAAATTTGAATAAACACTGGTGCCCAGTTGCTTATTAATTTTATCAATAAGTGAAGTTTGTTTATTAAAAACACTCTTCCTGTTCATGGATTGAAAATCAATCTTAGATTCTTTTAATAATCTATCATAGTGTTTCTCAGAAAAATATTTATTTTCTAGCAACATATTATAGATGTTTAATTCTTCTTTTAAAATTGAGCCGCTATAAAAATACTCTTTTAGAATATTTTTTACAATACTTTGTCTTTGCTTATCTTCTCTAAGAACACACTTTGTTAATTCTTTTACAAGACATTCGTAAAGAAAAGCGGTGTTTCTTTTCTTATTATGCTTCATCTTGTTCTTCCTTTGTTAAAGATTCGATTAAATTTTTTAAATCGTTACTGGTTGTAAATAGTCTAGCTTCTTCTAAAATGTCTGGTGATTTTGATTCTACAACTCCTCTGCTCAAAGATGGTCTAGTATACGAATCTAATCCACTAGCTCCCATCTTACCAGGAAATGTAGTTCGCATTGTTCCGACTTCTCCGGTGCCTATGTTTTTCATTTGCTTTTTCAAGCCACCCTTCTTATAAGAATGCTGATGTCTTTGATAAGGTCCACGAGTCGCTGGTCTGTCATCGCGTTTACCTGGTGGTTCTGCCAATAAAACATCATCAGCTGGTGGGGTATCTGCTGCTGGGGTTGCTGGTGTATCAGGAGTTGGTCCGCCTAGATCTCCAAGGTCGCCACCTAGATCGCCCCCTAAGTCTCCACCAAGATCACCTAAGTCTCCACCAGCACCACCAGCATCTTCAGCCGGTTTACCAGCAGCTTCAAGTTGAGCGTTGAACTTTCTATCGTGGAACATTTCTCTTTGCATTCTAATAAATTCATCTTCAGACAATCCAAGAAGATTCTCGGCAACCCAGCGCTTGGAGAAGTAACCCTCATTGGCATTTTTAGCGACTTCAAACTTGGTCTTCCAACTTTCTAGCTCTTGCATCTCTGCGATTCTACTTGGGTTATTCAAAGAGAGCTTGAAGCTTAATAAGTCATCGCTTCTATAGCCAAGTGTATAGAGGTGAATGATTCCAATCTTTTCAAGTTCAGAGATTATTACACGTTGTAATCTTTGGATGGTTCTCGCGAATCTAATATCTTTCTGGGCCAATGTTGTTTTGTCCTCGCTAGCACCCTCGCCCATTGTCAAGTAAGACTGTGGTATCTTAAGTGCAGCAAACAATTTGTCTCGAAGATATTTTACGTCATCAATAGCAGCTGTAAAATCGCCACCTTTAAGGTTTGTGATGTCCGTAGAGGACTGTCCACCTCTGATAGGCACAAAGTAATCTTCTTCAATGGACAAAGGATTGTATCTTAAATCAACACGTCCTGTTGTAGGATCAACTACTTGATGTCTTTTAAGTTGAGTCATAACTTTTTGCATATATTGTTCAACGTCTTGTGGGGCAATTCCTCCAACATCGATCTTAAATACACGACGATCGGTTGCCCTAATAACACGATAGGCCATCATAGCATCTTCTAAAAGAGTCAATTGTCTCCAGATTCTACGTGATGGTTCCAAAACTGATGTTCCATAAGGTGCATGTTTATCGTTTCCTAGAATTCTAAAATGAGCGATCTGCCAGTTTTCTAAAGTGAGACCGGCAGTATTCCATTGATATTGAACGTAGTTAGGGTTTGTTTTGTCTTCACCCTCTAATCTTTCAATTTCTTGAGGTGGAAGCCCAATACAGTTTGTCACACCTCTTTGGTCGTCTAAATCTAAGTATAAAAATAGATCTCCGTACTTACACATAGTTCTTGCCCATCCGAACAGATTATGATTGATATTAAGAACGTCTTTGTACAACGAATCCAAAACATACTTTATTTCTTCGTTAGGGCATTTAATATGGAGCATTGGTGTTAAAGTTGAGTGTGTTGTCATCTCGTCTGCGTAGATGTCAAGAGATGAGGCAATCTCAGGCATATATTCCATTTGATCAAAATCAACGTACCGCTCGGATCTATTTCTATTAGAGATCATGTTAACGGTTGTGATATTCATCGGGTTATATTCAGACTTCTTGAACTGCTGGCCTGAAGCAGATCTAAATCTACTTGAGTACATGTCCAGGTGCCTTCTTCTTAAAGCTCTACCCGATTGTGTTCTTCTTCTAACAATAGGACCAGAGAACAACTTGGTTAATGATTTAAACAAATCGTTTTGGTTATTATTTGGGTTTCTATCATTTTTTGCCATTTTTTATCCTTTGTAAATCCAAAAAAATTCTTTTGTTTGTTTTATTTCTTTTTCATATTTTTGATGAAAAGATTGAGCGTATCCCTCTTGTCCTTTAATTTGTGTGTTCATAGTCGTATCAGTTTTCATAATTCCACCTAACATAGCTTTTTTATATTCAATTTCTGTTTTGTTGACTTGTAATGCTGTATCACGTACCCAGCATCCGATTGCGAGGGCCATAACTAAATCGTCATGGTAAGAGCGCATGGCCTGTGGTTTACCGTTATGCCAAATAAAAGTCTTTAATTCGTGAAATAACCTCGTAGAATGTATAGTAATTAGTTTGTTTCTGACGAACTCTTCTAACTTTGCAACAATTAGCGGTCGTGTTTTTGTAGAAGTTGTAAAGCCAGGCACCGCTCTATCATCGTATGCTCCTTTGTAGGACTCAACAAATTCATGTGTGCCTTTAATAGAATAATATAAGTTTGGATAAGAAAGATCTTTTAGTTTCTCCAAGACAGAAATACCTATTCCATTGTTTTCAACAACCAAAAGGCAATCACCATATTCTTTACCAGCATCAAAAAGTATTTGAGAGTATAAGTCTAAAGATGGCTTGCCTTGATACTCAGCAACGACACTCATATTATCTAAACGTAGAACGTGAAAAACAGATGAGTCTTTTCCATCACCTCTTGCTACGTCAGCAACCAATAAGTATGAAGCCCCCTCGATGTATTTTTCCCATATCCAAAAGTTTCTATCCCAGCCCGTTCTATAAACTGGATCTTTTTGATTCTCGAATATCCATTGCATATCGTCTGGGTGTATCACAGTATCACCAGAGGTATTGAAGTTGCACTCTAGCTCCTGTGCGATTTGTCTTCGAGACATGTTTTTTGTCTCTTTCTCAAACCACTCTTGGTCTCGATCAGGATGTACATCCCACGGCAAGTTGATTGTATGAAAATCATTTTCTTCAGCCTCTGCATCAACGTAAGTCTTGTGGAACCAATTTCCTACCCCATTTGGGGTCGACAATGCGATACAACGCCCACCAGTTGACAAGGTAGGGTAAAGACCGGTCCACAGTTCTTCCAGGCCGTCTACGTGTGCTGCCTCGTCTATAACGAGCAGTGATAACGCTTCCGAACGACCAGCATCACCAGAGGTGGTCCCAGCCTTGATCTGCGAGCCATTTGATAGCTCAAAAGCTGTGCGGTTGTCAACTGATATTTTAGCAATCTTAATCCACTCTGGTAGGTTGTTTGTAATCGCCTTAACCTTCTTAACAAGGTTAGCAGCTGTCTGGAACTTAGTTGCGATAACAAGAATATTTTTGTCTCGATGAAACATCATAAACCAGACAATGTACCCGGCAGAGATTGTCGAGATACCTAACTGTCTGGCTTTCAGAATGATATTGAAACGATAATCGTTAAAATCCTTAAGAAGATCCTTCTGATAATCATACGTTTTAAAAGGAATTAGACCATGCATTGGATGAGAAATGCGACAGTAGTTATCAATGAAGTATTGAGGACTCTTGCCGCATCTGATTATCTCGTTGACTTTTTCTTTTTTGGAAAGTTTATAACCCATTTAATCTCACAGTTGTTAAGAGTCACCTTTTGGTCTTGTGTCGTTAGAGGGTCTTTTGTCTGAAAATTGTTCTAAAAATTTACGAGTTATGTCTCGACCGCTTTCGATGGCTGGTTCCAAATAAGGCTCAGTGTCAACTCCAGAAATTTTAAAGTGCTGATAAGCCTGTACAAATGATCTAACACGAGAAGTGCTTTGGACTAATATCTGTGGCTGTCCTTTAGGTCTCAGGCTCACTGAGTTTCCAGTAACCGCTTTATACTCCCTTTGGAGGAATTTTTTAATTTCATTTAACATTCTTGCAATTTCTTGATCATACTTTTCGTCTTTGACCTCTTTAAGTCTAACATCGCTTTGATAATTAATGATCATTGAGTCGCCATAAAACTTAACAGAAAATCCGTCATTGACTCTTTTGTCCATAATAGGACAACCTTTTTCTCTATTTAGGCCGATCTTTCTAACCTGGCCGTCTAAAGAAAATCTCTCATCGTGTACCCCATCGTAAACGTTTGCTACAGCCTGTGAAAGGCCTTGAATAATTTCTAGTGTTGTTGAACTCATGTGTTTCTCCTTGTTATTTCGTTGCTTTATCTATTGCGTATCCAACAGCTATCGGTAAAAACATTGCACCAAGCGTAGCTGCCATTGTTGCTCCACCTACTGTTAGACCAGCAGCACCCAGTGCAGCCAAGAGCTTTGCCCCAGCAGCGGTACCGGTCAACTTGCCGGCTGCGGCCAGAGCACTAGCACTGGCACCAACGGTGGCTCCCATCATAGTTCCTGTTCTAAAATCACTTGATCCAGTTTTGAACGCATCTTTTGAACGAACTATGGGTAGATTTAAATTTTCTTCTCCGCTCACATATTGTGCTAGCTCACCCATTCTTATTTGTTTCGCTCTTTGACTTAATCTATCTGTGCTATCCATAACTTCTGGGGGGACAATATTAGCTCTAGAGCTTCGCAAAACTCTTACAGCATCTTCCCTTGTTTTAAATTCACCAGCAGATAGCAGATTATCGATTAGTGTATTGTATAATTCAGTGTATTTTTCTGAACTGTAAGGTTCGTCAAACTTTGGAAGACCAAATTGTTCGTTTAGTTCATCGGCCATAAATTGTTGTAGTGCCGCTTGAACCTCTGGGTTATTATCCAATATATTGTAAATCGCTTGAACCTTTGGTTTGTCTTTTAGCGCCATAGCTTTCTGAGCAACTTTTTGAGTTTTCTCTTGTTCTTCTAACTGTTCTCTGATCAGTTGCTTTAAGTATCTTCCTGTAAGTTTCATTTATTAGGCCTCCAGCCTGTTGTCCATCTTTCTTCTCTTCCTTCGACCCACTGAATATAGCATTGTTCACAACATCCAAATTTAGTCATGTAAACGTCATCGTTTGACTTAAACGAGTAAGTGTTACAAACTGGGCAAGAGCGCCTAGATTCTTCTTTAAGTAGTTTTGAAGGAATAAAAACGCCTTGGACCTCTATCTTATCATGGTCGGGATCTTGATCGACATAATACGATTGTTTTAACTGGTCTAGATAATCTCTCTCTTTTTCATCATCCCAAGTAGCTTTGGGGTTTTTAACAGTATCTTGACCATATTTTTTTGCTATTGCTTGCTCAACTTTCACTGCGTAATTTGGATCTTTATGACGCACTTTTACCTCGCTATTATTTAATTATTGTTAATCTGTCTTACAGAGTAATAGATACCTAGAGATGACAAGGTGCCAACCGTAAACCCACCGATTGCCCACCACAAACCATTACGTGGTCTATAATGCTCTTGTAATTTTTCAATTTGCTCATCACGGATTGCTATGAGTTTTTCGCCTTTTTCTTTTTCATAATTCAGCTCTGCTCTCAACAATTGTATTTCTAAGTCATGTTTCGCAGTCGCCGTTGCTTCTTGATGGCTCATGGCTACGCTACACTCGTCCTTAGCTATTTCTTTTTGTGCAATAATCTCAGCCACTGCTTCATCATTAAAAATTCTACCATGATAAGGAGCAGGTTCTCCCTTCTCTACGTTTTGGCTTTGCGGCTCTGCTAGTGCTACAGATAGTAAAAAATAAATCATTTTGTTTTAATTCCAAATTCTCTCTCAAGTATATCATCGATAACTTGTGGGTTTTTTTTGTTCATCTCTAAAAGTTCACGAACCCTCGCTGCCTTTACTTTTCTTAACTCATCACGAGATTCATGCATTTCTTTTGTTGCTAGCTCCATGGCTTTTTGATAATTGTTGATCGCTAATCTTTGATCCTCGGTCTTTTTTTCTCCAAGACCCTCTAGAGCTTCACGCTCTTTTTTATACATATCTTTCATGAGCTTTAGTTTAGTTTTTTGTTTTGCAACACCTTTACGGCCTGCAAGATAAGAGATAAGGATAATGGAGGAAACTAAAAGAATCCTCCAATTGTGAGAACACCAAAGTTTAACCTTTGACCACCACATCATCCATGTCTCCATGTTCTTGCTAGATCGATAGCAGATTGACCGCCAATGTACATCATGGCAATTAGACCCCAAGTATCTGGGTCAAGACTTGACCAAATCATAAGGGCCGTTGCAACTGCAAATACAAGGAGCTTTCTCGAGATCAGCTTTTCCTGAATACCATCAAGAACACCTTTGTTAGGGTCATCTAAATGTAAATCAGGAGCAATACTATCACAAAGCTCATCACAGCAATCAAGATTTTCCATTGCTTCATCTACTCTATCTAATACTTCATCTTTAATATTCATATTTATCCTCCATAGCCTTAAGGGCTATGATTAAATAGTTTTTAATATTATATTTTTACATGAGCGTAGCCGTCTTTCTTCTGTATATCAATGGTCATATCAACTATATCCTTGAGTGATTCGAGGTGCGAAATTAAAAGAACAGTCTTAAACTGTGTCTTAATCATTTGTAAAAGCCTTATGAATCCTTCCATGTGTTCTTCATCAAGTGCGGTCGCTGGCTCATCAAGTATAAACAGTTCTGATTTTGGCAAGTTTGTTATAGATATGAGAGCAAGACGAATCGCCATAGAAGCAATAGTCTTCTCCGCACCAGATCCCATAGAAAGAGGTCGTGGGTCAAACCTAGGGTGCTTAATGTAGATCTCTAATTTACCAGCTGCATTGTCAAAGAACACTTCAAAGTCAACAATATTATTCAAGATTTTAGAGATCTCAAAATTAATAATTGACATCATTGATTTGATAACTTGATAGGAAACACCATTAGGATGCATTGCCTGTATGAATAGATCGTAAGCAATATAATCTTTTTCAAAGTTTTTAACTTCGTTTATTTTAGATTCAGATTCTTTTATTTGTTGTCTGGTTGCTCCCTCTTCGGACTTCAAAGACATAATCTTTTTCTCACACCTTTCAAGGTTACTTTCTAATGATTTAACTTTTTTACGAATAGCGATAAGGTCCCTCTTAAGAGAATCAATATTTTCAAATGCCTCTTGGTTCTCATAATAGTGGTCACGTTTTTTCACAAGTTCAGCAATTTCATTTTTTAATAATTGCTTTTTTGCTTCCCACATATTAATATTCGATTCAGTTTTATCTATTAGCCTTTCAAGCTTTTGTATCGAGGCAATAGCGTTATCATACTGAGATATTCTTTCATTTATATTTACAGTGTTGATAGATCTCATTTTTGAGTTAGTAGACTTTATATCATTCTCCATAGAGGAGATCTTCTTTACTAAAGCAGGGCCTTGCTTTTTGGCAGCTTGAGCCTCTTTAACGAACTGGTTGTCGCAACAGTATTGACAATCCGGGTCGTACTCGTGACTAGATAATAGTCCTATCTTTTTATTACAAGCTTTCAAATCAGACTTAAGTATCTTAAGTTTAGCTTTTTGTTCCCGTAGCTCGACCCGTAGAGAGTCATATTCCGCTAGACTATTTATTAAAGACTCATAATCAATTAAAGAAACTACAGCCCTAAGTTCTTGTATTTCATCTTGTGACTCAACAATCTTAGGTCTCGTCTTGTTTATCTTTTTGAAAACATTATCACACTCTGATTTCTTAGCCTCTAAGGAAGTCTCAATTTCAGAGATATCATACCAGCCTGATTCAACTGATCTCAGTTGATCTTCAACAATACTCTGTTCTGATTTTAGATCGGTTATTCTATCTGTTAGTTTTTTACAGATTTGATCTTGTTCTTCTATTTCTCCAATTATTTCTTCCAGAGCCTCTTGGCCGTGAACTAGTTTCTTTTGCCAGTCTACTGATGATAGGTGCTTTATGATGCCTCTAATTTCAGCTGAGTCTTTTTTGGCTAGTTTATGTTTTTCTTCAAACATTTGCAAATCAAGAAATTTAGCTAATATCTCTTTTCTTTTTGTGGAACCTTCATTTATGAAGCCCAAAGAATCTAACTGAGAGGCCATGGATGTTATCATAAAATCGTCAAATGTTCCAAAAGTGTTTCTAATGTTTAGATCGGTAGAGTTTCTTGTTGTGCCATTTTTGCTCTCAGCTATGGCGCCTAAATTATACTTTGTAAAATCCAAATCAGTTTTAGCTTCACGGGTAGTGGTACCTTTTGATTTTTTCTCATACGCCTCCAGACTACGTGTTACTTTGAATGTGTCATTTCCGACAGCGATCTCAAGTTGACATTTTGCCTTTTCTTTGTTCTGATTGATCAGGTGAACATTTTTACGCTCAGTTTTTGAAGTTGTGTTAAACATACCAAATAGAGCAGCATCAATGATGCTAGATTTACCAGAGTAATTTTTACCAAAAATACCAACAAGGCCATTTAATTTTTCAAAGTTTATCTCATTAGATTCACCATAATTAAAAAGATTATTCCACTTCATCTTTTTTAGCTTCCAAATAACATTTCTTGATGCATCTTCTGATGATTCTAGTTGTTTGTTGTAATTTGAATTAAGCTCCAAGACTCTCTCGAAGACCTCGTCAGATATTTCCTGGCCGTGAAGAAATCTTCGGATATACTTTTCCTGTGTTCCAGGATCTCTCATGTTGATAACTTTGGACTTAGACACATCTTCAGTATATGGTGTAGCAGAATAGCCGGCTTTGTTAACAAAATTAACAGTGTATGCATTCCACTTTGTCCTAGCGTAATCACAGGCTCTACGTAATTTTGCTAAAGGTAAGTTGTAATTTGACACCAACCTAAGTCTTGAGTTGTTTGGCACCTCAACATTGGGCAAAGTGCCATCTTGATTGATCTCAACTGTTACAAAAGGTCGCGGAGACATAAACAATCTTGGTTCAATCCTAAAACTGTCTTTGCCTCTGATGTCCCAAATGATATATCCTTTCCTAAGAGATTCTCCAAAATTTTGCTGCACCGTTGACCCAGCATACCATATTCGACCATCTTGATCTAATTGCTGTCTTCTGTGAATGTCGCCAAGCATGGCAAAGTCAAATTCATCAAAGATATTTATAGAATCTTCACCAGATTCTAAGGTAAAATTATCTGATATTTTACAGCCACGAATAGCACCATGATACAAAGCAATGTTAATCTTTGATTTATCAGATGGCTGAACCCAGTTGTCTCTGTCAAAGACAGATAAAACATTTAGGCAAACATTATTCGTTAGATGCGTCTCTCCAGAATTTTTTAATAAGTGTAAATTCTTATGCCCTAATGCATCAACTATAGGGGTGATTGCATCTTGACGATTGTCATTTTTTAGATTACCATCATGATTCCCTAGAATTACATATGTCGGTGCAATGTCAGCTAAGTTTCTTAAGAAATCTGAACAAAGCTCAAAGTATTCCGGTGATAATTGTGTTTTGGTATGAGCAATATCTCCAGTGTGAATGATATAATCTGGTTGTTCTCTCTCAAGAGACTCATAAATTTCTTTAAATACAATTTTGTATTCGTCTTGATATTTCACATTACGAATGTGAGTGTCTGATATGTGGGCAAATCTTGTCATAAAACCTCCTTAGTGTGCCTTAATTAGTACGTAACCAAATCCATATGGATTATCAAAAGAATAATCAACTTGATACTCTAACAACACCTCTTTGACGAGTTTTTGCATGGTGTTAGAGTGACCAGTGATTATCTTCATTTCTTGACCCCAGTTGCTATTAATAAACATATGACAGATTTGGGGAACGTCACCATGTTTTTTGCCATGTAAATCTAAAATTTTCATGCATAAATTCCTAACGCAATCATAGATTCAAAAGCAGCATCAGTGTCATTAAAACCTTCATTAACAGCTTGTTCATAAAGCATTTCAAAAATGTGATCCAACTTCCACTGCTCAGAGTATCTACGAGCAGCTTCAAACCATGATTCCTCTTCATATCTAAATAGTTGTATATAACTGTGGTTGTTCATCGTACCTCCTTATTATTATTGATAAACTCAGTAACTTCACTTTGTGATTTAGATCCAATCATCTCACCTTTTTCATCACCATTAACGAACATAAGAAGTCGTGGGACCGACCTTATGTTATACTCCTGTAAGATAGACTTATCCATAGAATCAATATCAACTTTATAGAAATACACGTCAGGTTGATCAGGGATGATATTCTCCATGGTTTTAGTCAATGTCTTGCATGGTCCACACCAAGTAGCAGAAAATTGTATAATAACATTACCTGCCAGTGTGAGTTCTTCAAATTGTTCTCTAGTTTTTATATATTGCATTTTGTCTCCGTAAGTTAGATGGGATTGGGGGGACTTGAACCCCCACGCTCGAATGAGCAACAGATTTTAAGTCTGGTGTGTCTACCTATTCCACCACAATCCCGTATAAACATTATAACACGTTGATGGAATTTGTCAAATACTATTTAGCATTTTTTCTAAGAAATACATCTCATTGTCTATCGGCTGTGCCAGGCTTAACTTCTCTTTAAAAGCACTGGGACTCATTGATCCAATGTCTTCATAATCATCGATTGGAACCTTAAATACTTCAACATCATACTGCAAAAGAGACCTGATAATCCACTTTGCTTTTTTCTCAGCATCAGGATCTAGCGCTAAATAAACTGGAGTATCGTGGACAGCTATTGCTTGAAACAATAAAGAGTCTGATCGTAGTGTTGATCCTAGTATCGGAACGGCATTGTCACCAGCAACAATTGCATCAAAGACTCCCTCAACAAGAATAAGAGGTTCGTCCCAGTCTATACTAAGTTCATTAAAAACTATGTCTCTACTACAAGGCGGATTAAGATACCTACGGTTATGCCCCACATAAGAGCGAGCGATGAAATAGTTAGTATCCCCCTCGTTATCAAAAGATGGGATAATAATTCTGCCTCCATATTTACCAGAATTACAGTATCCAATTTTCCATTTAAGAATTTCACTTTTTAAAATACCTCTACCTCGTAAATAGTCAAGAGCCTTTTTCGACTCTAGTGGCAGGTGACTGTTGCACAACGAAACAAATTCTTCAGGTAAATCAACTAATTGTTTTTCTTTTACGTCATTTATTTCATTAATAATTTTATCAAATTCTGAAAGATCAAGGCGACCTGTTAGTTCAAGATACTGCTGTCGTTGTTTATAGTTACCAAACTTCCGAACCATGCGGTAAATATTTTTACCCCTCTGGTCACATATCCAGCACTTGAACGCATTCAAGGAAAAATTAACCGAC